TAGAAAGATGGCTCCTCGTAAAAAAGAAAATAAAAATAAAGGATTATCTAATTCCTTAAAAGGAAAAAGTTGGTCGTTGATTGACGGTAAAAGAGTTTGGCAATAATTCTCACTGTTTTTCCTTAATGAAATTGTAATATAGTTCAGCAATAGCTTCTTGCCCTGCTGAACTTGTATGATAGCCTGGGTCTATTCCATCGTGAGGATGGCTATCGCAAAATGCTCCCAATGCAAACTGAGGTGGAGCAAAATATTTTTGAGTAAACTCTTGTGGAAAATCTTCGTTCCAATTACGACCCTTAATCCATGTATTCCATCCATTAAACAAGAATGGAATTTTAAGAGCATCTAGTTTCCATAGACCACTGAATAGCACCCAATTGTCTACTTGGCGTTTCCAATGTGCATCATAAAGAAATGCAGCATATCCTTCCATTGCCATACGAGTATGTTTATCTACTTTGGCAAGGCGATAATTATGATCATAGTTTTCGATCACCGAAAACATTGTTTCACCAATCATACGATAAGGATGAGCATCGCCATAGTTAAAGTTCTTTAAGCCATCTTCCCAACGATAACCATTGCGGTTTTCTTCCTTGGCACTACGATTAGGAGAACCATCTTCAATCTTAGTAAATTTCTCAACTGGAAATTCAATACGATCTTCGGTAGTGCTTGCAATAAAAACCCAATCAGCTTTGGCAGCAATTGCTTCATCAATCTGCAAACGAATTACATTATTACCAATGCCTTGTCGAGCATAAGATACTAATTCTGCGCCAAGTTTATTGGCAAGAACTTCGCTCCAATGAGTTCCCTTATATTGAGGAAGATTACTAACTGCACTGAATGAGCAACCACATACTGCTATCTTCATTTATAGATACTCTTTTCTTGCGTAAATGGATAGTTAGCTTCTTTATAAAATTGTTTGCGTTTAGTAAGATGCCGCTTGGCAAATTTACAATCAGCAGTCAAGTCCCAGATTTGAACAAAGTCTTTGTCTTCTGCCTTACGAATGCCACGACCGATAGACTGAATGACACGAACGAATGACTTGCCAGGTTCAATAAGAACAAGGTTAAAAATACGAGGAACATTAATACCAACCGCAGCCACTCCATAAGTTGCAACAATGATTTTGTCACTGACATTTGCAATTTCATCATAATGTTCTTTGCGGTTTGCATTTTTCATATCTCCATGAACGAACACACTGTTAGGCAATCTGGCTACTAATTCTTCGCCACATTCACGGCGATCAACAAGCACAAGTGTGTTTCCTGTTTTAATCACTTCACTAAGAAGGCTTGCCATATGGTCAAGACGATCTTTATTGGTGGTTAGGTATTTTAATTCTTCTTGATAGTTTTTAAAATCACTGTATTCAACTGTCTGTACAATGTTTACATGACAGTTAGACAGCACACCAGCCTCTTGTAGAGTGCTAGCACTAAGTTGACTGATAACATCACCAATTGACACTTTAAGTGCAACTTGTTCAAATGCTTCTTTGGGAATAGTTCCAGTCAATCCCCAACGAATAGGAACTTCTGCAAATTCAGTAGTAAGTATTGTTTTAAGAACTTCTGCTTTTGCCTGATGAACTTCGTCAACGATTACTGCTGTTATATTAAGCATCATGGTCCACTCATTACCTGTGCCTTTGCTGCTCTTGTAAAGGCTGTTGAGGCTCTGCCACGTGCAGATAGTATGTGTACGCCCTAATTCTTTGCGTTCACCAAAATAAACACCAACATCTAGCCCAAGATTTTTATAATCTTCTTCTGTTTGCAACACAAGACTTTTGCTTGGAACAATAACAATAGAACGACCATACGGTTCAACCATAAGGCTAAGTGCTGCCGTCATGATGGTCTTGCCAGCACCAGTGGCTACATTCTGCACAGACTGAGTATTGCTAAGAAATTTATTGATGATTTCAATTTGATAATCACGTAGAACTATCGGTTGTCCTGCAACAGGATGTCCTTTTGGCCAAGTCTTATGCGCAAATGTATTCTCATCTACCTCTGCAAACTCAAATGGTTCACGAGGCGCTCGTTGATCTTCTATCTCAAATTCCCAGTTGCGTTCAGTAAGATAGTCAAGAATTTCTGGAAGAAGGTTGATATAGGTACTACCACCAAGTTGAAAATATGCAACCTTGCCATCCCATCGTCCTAGCTTTACACTAGGCAGATGGCGAGCATATGGAACTTCATACTTGAACTTTGTCACCAAACGGCGACGAGTGTCTACATCCAGACCTTCAAGCTTGCAGTTGATTTCATCACGAATAATAATTTTACATAACATTAAGTTTAATATAATGCATCTTGGCACAAATTACAATAAAAAAGCAGCGAAAATCGCTGCTTATTTCTTAGGATGGATTTCTTGAATTTTTTGGATAGTTACTTTGGCACCACCAAATCCATATTGCAATTCGATCAGGCGTTTTGCACTTGCCTGATCGTTTGCATTAACGGTTAGCGAAAATTGGAGTGTGGGGGTATGGATTCTAGTCACCACACCTTTAATTTCATATGTTCTCACTTTGCTCCATTCCTCATTACCGTAATTTCAGCAACTCGCTGCCAACGATTGCCAACGCTCTTACGAAGGTCTGCCAATTTAAGAGCCGTGCGAAGTGACATTTCACGGAACTTACGAGCATTGACTTTCATAAATTCAAGAATTTCTTCTTGCTCGTCGTTGTTAAAATCGTAATCGCGGAACAATTCTCCGCTATTAGCAATTTGCCGAATACGAAGATATTTATCGTGTTCAGTATCAAGTGTCAAATCAACATAGTGACAACGAGACTGCAATGCTTCAAGATGATCTTGCAGCTTCTTAGAACGGATATTCTCAAACTTCAAGTTGGTGATAAAAATAACGCCGCCTTGGAAATCAAACTTGTTGGGAATACCCGCACGACCCAACATGTTGCTATCAGCGTTCCAGTGAATGGTACGGCGCTTTCCGCTATCCAATGCAGCTTTAAGAATGTTGAGTGACAATTCATCCATCAACACGCTGTCGCAATCGTCAAATACAAGAACAGAACCTTTATCGCTAAATTCATACAGCTTGGCATATAGACCAAGAGCAGTCATCGCACCCTTGACAACCTGATACTTAACACGACCACCAACTTCATCATAAAGAGAATGTTCGTCCAACTTCTTATGAACACCATAAGACTTACCAACGCCAGGAGGACCAACAACGATCATAGAACGAACATCGCCTTCCTTGACAGCAGTGGTCATATCTTCAAGGATAGAAAACCGCTCAGCAATACGTTCGATGATTTGCTCATCAGTTTCTTTGGTCTTAGGTTGATTTGTGGTATCAGTCATCATGGGTGCCTTTTCATTTGTATATTCGATCATATGTGCGCCGTCAAGAGTAATGCGGCAACGTTTGCGATTAAATGGCACGGTGCCATCAACAGAAATATAACCGCCACGCCCAACCTTAGTGAACGGGGTCAGCATTGGAAAAACCATATTTTCGACTGGAATACCGTTAAATGAGCCAGATTTAACGCGAACCGTATTGCCTGCGTATGTAGTCATCTGTATTTTCTCCATCAACCGCTTGTATTATGAATATAACATAGTTTTCATGGATGTCAAGCATTAAAATAAGTAAATTTATGGCTGTAAAAATATCAAGAATTATGACATTTCCAAACAAGGAATTTTTACCTATCCCAGAAGAACTGGAAAAACCATTGGGCATTGCCAGTGAGTTTGAATTAAGTCTTTTAAAAAATAAACATGTATTAGCATTTACCGAAGAAGTTGTAAAAACACATATCTTCAAAAAAACATTTAATTATTTTTTTGAAGATAAGGAAGCTGCAATTAATTTTTTATTAACATTAATGAGTGAAAAAAGTTTCATTGAACCGTATCTAATCAATGCAAAATATCGATTAGATAATGGAGTTACGATAGAATGGGCAGTTGATTTCAACTATCCGCGCTGACGTAATTGCTTCTTGGATAACGTTCACGATAATGACGTTCACCTGGTTCTAGACTACGAGCCAACTCTACATATTCTGGATTACCACTATGCAACCATGCTTCATGGTCAAAACGCCAATGTGGATTGGTTGGATGTGGCTTGAACTGAGTATATCCACGATTTAACTTATCTTCTGGATGGTGGAGTGGTTGAAGAGTTTTAATATAACTTAGCTTTGCCCACCAAAAATTGCCAGCAAAATGCGGCCATGGATCAGTATTATAATTTGTACCAACAACTTGCGCACCTTGATCAAGTGCTTCAACATTATCTTTCCATTTTTCAATGGTAAAGTAATTCATAAAATCGCGCCAGTCACCAACATTTTGGTCACCCCAACGCAACAATCCTTTTAGATGAATATAGCAAATATAACATTCATCATCTGCATTGTTAGCAACATGATGAAGATAATTTAAGGTTGAAAATTCATGAAGTGATGCATCTTTATAAACGCCAGTAAGAGTAGTTTTCTTCTTTAACTTGCTAGCGTTCTTTTCCTGATCCCATCTTTCAAATGTCCATGGTTGTCCATTTGTGCAGACGACAATTTCCTTGGCAGCTTTTTCTAATCCAGACTTTTCAATTAAGTCCCACTGTTGGTCCATTACATAGTCCCAACCATTTAGTTCATTCACGTGCCAGAAAATCTTGATATCAGTCATAGTATCCCTTGTTGATGTTCATATTTCTACCTTTACTATAACCTAATTGCAAGTAAAAGTCTAATTCATCTTTACTTATTTTTTTATTTTCTATGTCATTAAAAATCCAACAGGTTCCAAATTGTGAATTATTTTTTCCAGTTTGCTTACTATTTTTTTCACCAATCTTTCTTTTTGTTTCTTCCGTGTGAGATTTCCCTTTAAACGATGAAATAATTTTATTCCATCCTTCTTCCGTATACGTTGGTTTTTTTCGCAAAGGTATTGCTTTTAATAAAGATTCTTTAAGATTTTTTTTGAACACAGGATCATTATAATTTCGTGCAGAACTTATTTTTCTATTACGTTCTGCTGTGTTAGTTTTTTTATTGATATAATTAAATCCACCTTTGCCGCCTTCGCAAAGATTATATGTTTCTTCACTAATAACAACTAGTTCTTTTTCAGCAGCATTCATGTCTACTTCATTATCATAAATGCCAAGTATTTCTTTGGTAAAATTTTCTATACCATATTTTTTAATGGCGCTAATTAATAATTTGCCGCTTCCCATATACCCATCACTAAGATTGGTAGTTTGGTGCTTACCAATATAATATTTTCCATTTATTTTGTTTGTTGTTTTGTATATTGTATAAAACATATTGTGCTGACCTAGTTGTAAGAATAGATTTACTCTACTACTATTTATACAACTAGGTCGCTAATGTGGAGAATAAGAGAATCGAACTCTTTTCTTCGCCGTGCAAGGGCGACGTAATACCCATTATACGAATTCCCCTGTCTTTTATAACAGGATAATAATATATATCCTAACATAATTCCTGTCAATAAAAAACCCCGCATGAAGCGAGGTTTTTAACCGCATAACTCCTGAAAGTTATGGACTACTACTACGAATAGTAGCAGGGGGTAAGCTAGTTATAGGTGAATATGCCGACACCAAGTCGGGTTCCCTATAATAATATTTAGTAGTGAACTTTCATGCCATTAAAATTATGGTTTTTTGGGTGACCATATCCACGATCCCAAAGATAGTGGCGATATTCAATCTCACGAAGGTCGCTTGCACCTTCCATGAACTTTTCAAATCTGCGTTGCATTAATTCGTCATGTGATGGAAAGAGGTTCTTCAAAATTTGTTTAATCTTTTTCATTGTTATCTCCTTGCATTGCAATAATACTTATATTATAAATGGTGCGGTGCAACAAGAAAACAAGGGATTTTAACGAAACTCTAGTATGCGTTTTATGCAGAGGTCTTGACACTCTTGACGACTTCTATGAATAATTGTTTGAACTCATCTTTGGCTGGCAAAAA